GGAAAAGAAAAACTAAAAATCAAACCTGATTATGAATCTATAACAAGACCTGGAAAGGTAGTGAAAACTATCCCAACAGGTTTTATTAAAGAATTCGTATCAAAATATAACTTACATATGGAAAAACCAAAATTTGATATAGGTAATATTTACCTTTCAAATAAGGCTGGTCCAAATGGTAAGGCAACAAAAACTGCTTACAGTTCTTTATTGTCTTATAGTTATGATTTGATGGCTTCATTATTTAAAATAACGGACCAATCAGGTATCGATTATTTCCAAAGTCAATACAATTATGCGTGGGAAAAGAATTTTCCCTCACAAAAATTGGGTAAACTTTCATTTATTTATGATCCTGAGTGTAAGTTAAGAATTGTTGCTATAGTAGATTACTATACTCAACTATTTCTTAAGCCTATACATGAAAAGATAATGAATAAACTTCAAAATCTTCCATGCGATAGGACTTATACTCAGAGTCCTTTAAATGAATGAAAGGACGATGGAAATATGTTTTGATCTATAGACCTGTCATCAGCAACAGATAGATTTCCAATTTCACTCCAAAGGAGACTTCTTGAAATAGCAATATCTAAAGAAGTAGCCGACGGATGAAGTTTTATTCTATCTGATAGGAAATTTGAAACACCAGAGGGTAACCTAGTTCAATACAGAACAGGTCAACCTATGGGTTCATATTCTTCCTGAGCTGCCTTTACACTTACACACCATTTAGTTTTACACTGATGTGCAAAACTAAATGGTATAGATAATTTTTCAGATTATATAATTCTTGGAGATGATATCGTCATAAAAAACGATAAAGTCTCAAGAACTTATATAAAATGAATGAATTATCTAGGTGTGGAATTATCTGAAAGCAAAACACATGTATCAAAAGATACATATGAATTTGCTAAAAGATGATTCAGTAAAGGGAAAGAAATTACTGGATTACCAATGAGAGGAATTGTTGATAATATTAACAATCCTTTCATAGTAATGGTAAATCTCTATGACTTTTATAAAGTTAAAGGGAATTACATAAGTTCTTGTAAGAACCTTCCATGTATTCTTTCTTCTCTTTACAGAGGTCTAAGTTTTAAATTATCAAAGAGATTTGATAATAGAAAATTTAGAATGAAGATCTATACTTTCCATAAATCACTTGATTATTCATTTGGTTATTCAACATATGATTCTCTTAGAGAATTATTATGTTTAAATATACAAAATGAACAATTTATGATCCCAAACGACCAATTAATTCGTACTACGTACGATGAGGTTATAGGTTTGGGAATGGGAAGCTCCGTTCAAGATAGTCTATTTGCTTTGCAAGATTTAGCACAAAAGGTTATAAATGGTAAAACCATCTATAATCTTGAAGATGCTAATGAGCTTAACAAGTATCCTATCTTTAAAGGAATTGTTAACTATATTAATAATTATATAGATAATGTCGGTAAATGAGAAATAAACTCTCTCAATTACAGAGACAAATCTAAAGAATTATTAATGTTAAATGTTGACCATGTATTAGGAAAAGAAAGGAATAAAACACTTTCTCTACTTAACACTGGAAAAATATTTAACTTAGGATTTAGAAAAATAAATCAAACTGAAGAAATAATGTATGGTTCATCAATAGGTGAATCAGATTATTCCTACAACTTTGATCTAAGTAATTACTTAGTTTCTAATATCGTAAATAGTTCAACAATGTATCTATCTAGATTAAGAGAATTGGACGCAGGAACATACAAAGAACCGGTGAAATCAACACCGAAATCTATGTATGATGCCTATGCTAATTTCTTTAATTAGTAGATTATATTCATAGATCCTTCTGAAAGAGAAGGAGGGTATGGTATATTTGTATATATGGTAACATATATACATGTAAGCCATACGGTCAAGAATAATGACCATCAATT